CATAAGGGAAGAAAACCCTATAATAGTAGATGTACCTATACCTCCTGACATAATCCTTCCTCCACCCCTAATTGCAGAATTGCCTACAGGTTGCGCCTTCCAGAACGGTTTCCAGTACCCAATAGAACCTCCAATAGGAGTATCTGGATTCAGTGCAGGAGACTACGGTAACTGGGGTCTAGTAAGACCGGATTTAGAAGACCCTAATTTCGTTTCGGTAACTACAGCTACTGGTTCTGTCTTGTCTTCAACAAACGAATTCACTGCAAGTAATCACGTACAGGTAGGTAGGAGAGCCGTTAGATACGACTTCTCTTATCTCGGATTTGGTCAAGGCAGGATCACACTAGGTGGAACTATTCAGAACTTCCACCACTCACAACCTGTGGTACACCTTGTAATGATGAAGCTCGTAGACCTACCTGCAGTAAGCAATCCCTTATTTGATATGTCAGAGGGAGGTAGCTGGACCGTAGTAGGTAAAGTAACTGTAGGAGTAGGAGTAAATGCAGGACTTATAGTTGAGGTTACAGGACTTGTTCCTGATATTCCTAACGTATGGATAGGAACAATAAGCTTGGCAGATTACGAGAATGACTTCTCAGAGTATACAGGAGATATTGCGTCTAGTATAGCCACTGGTACTTCATATGACTGTCCCTAAGATAAAAACATAACAATAAGGAGCCCTTATGGCAGAAAACATTCAAGTAGCGTCCCTAACGGCTCCCATAACTGTTAAGGTCCCTACCAAGCAATTACAGGCCTTTCAGAAGCATCTGGAAGAAATAGCAGACACTCTAGAATTCATTATATCCCAACTACAGGATATGGGAAAAGCAGTTAAGAAGAGCATGGGAGGTATGGGCAAAAGCCTTAAAGTCCAGAACATTACTCAGAACAAATTCATTGATGGGCAGAAACAAGTCAATGAGCAAGGCAAGAAGACAGAGAAAGGAGCTAAAAGGACCGCTAAAGTATTTGGCTTCTGGTCAGACAAGATAGCCCAAGTTCGTGTTGGCCTAGGTCTGATCTCCTTTGCACTGGGAGGCATCGCTAAACTACTAATAGTTCCTGTAGGATTCCTTACAGCATTCGGACTATTGGCAGGAAAGATAAACGCTACCACCACAGAAATGATGCTCCTATCAAAGGCCACCGGATTTGCCTTCAACGATATGAGAGCTCTTGAAACAGAAGCCAAATCTCTAGGATTTACTTTTGAACATGTTAACTCTCTTGTAGAAGAACTTAACAATAAGCTAGGAGGAGAAGCAGGAGGTTTTGTAGAGCTTAACTTACAAGAAGGACTATCTTCCCTAAGACTAGAGGCAGAGGCCCTGCAGAAGCTTAAGCCAGAGAAGCAACTAGCTAGAATAATGGACGCTGGTGCGGCCATGCTTAAGAAGGGAAACCTGCAGGAAACTGCCAGTGCCTTCGATAAGATATTCGGTCAGGAAGGTAATAGAATGTTAACTGCCTTCGCTCAGAAGATGAACGCAGTTGGAATGTCCTACGACGAAGTTCTTAAAAAGAACAAAGCAATATCTGCCATATCAAAAGAAGCTCAAGCTGGAGCAGTAAGATTTACTGGATTCTTCCAGACCATGACTACCTCTATTGATACGGTTACCAGAGAATTTTTCGGAAAGTTTGGATCTAAGCTAGCTCCTTTCTTAGACGGATTACAGCCAGTATTTGAGAACCTTAAAGATACAATCATGGACTCCTTGGGAGGCCCAGTACTGGACCAGATAGTAACAGGATTCCAGAATGCCATAATTATGATTGTGGGTATATTCGACGACCTTAGAAAGAACCCAGAAGAAGTTAAGAAGTCAGTGGACATCCTAATAAATTCTCTACAAGCCATGTTCCGAATAGGAATGGGCTTTGCAAAGATGCTAGCAGACGTTATACCATTGGTAGAAAAGTTAGTAAACTTCTTCAACTCAGACTCAGGAAGGTACTTGGTAGGAATAGCAGCTCAGTTAGTAGTTGCTACAATAGCAGCCGGAACATTCTTTGCTATACTATCTAAAATAGTTCTTGCTGTAAACGCAGTCATGTTACTAGCTGGATCTACAGGTGGGTTGATGGCCCTTTTCGGAGGAGCAAGCGTCGCAGGACTAGCTGCACTAGCAGCACCAATGTTAGCATTCGGAGCAGCCATAGCTGGAGTAGTATTAGGAACTAGGGCCATAATAGATAACCTAGGAGTAGTTAAAGACCTACTAAAGGGAAACACCTTTCAGGTACTAGACCAATACTTAAGACCGGAACTGTACTCCGATCCTGATGGAGAAAACAATCCAGAAGCACAGACTCACCTATTCAACAGACTAAGAAATCTTAGAAAATTAGGCAAGTCTGGAGAAGCCGATCAGTTGGCAGCTAGCATTACCAAATCTGGACATAATTTCGGAGAAGGACCAAACACCTCAGAGTCTGTTACTAACATTGTAAACAATGTCGTAGTTAATGATCCAGAGACTGGAAAAGAAGTAGTAGAGTTTGTAAACGGAAAACCATAGGGAGTAACTAATGCCTTCAAAAATATATATAGTGCCTACCTACGGTAATTTCGAAGGAAAGCTACTTGTGTTCGACACTGTAGAATCAATGACTCATATAAAGACAGCAAAAATTGCATCTCACCCTGTAGAGTCTGCAGACAGAACTAGAGCCGATCATAGGTTTAGAGATGGGACTAAGATCCAGTTGGTAGGAATGGTGTCTGACAACTGGAACACTTCTACTGTAGAAGAACCAACTCCAGTATTTAAGACTCAGGCAGATAAGTTCCAGAACAACATTAGGTCTAAGATCCTAGAAGAATATGCGAAGGATTCTATTGTCTATCAGGTAGTTTCAAAATTACTAGACAAAAGACCAGTATCTGTAGCACAGATGGATAAAGCTAGCCAGATAGACACGTTCTGGATTAACTTGGCTCTAAGTGCACTGGACAGAGAGAAGGACGAAGTAGACAAGGCCAGAGACGCACAGCTGTCTAGGACTGATAGTCTTTCTAACAATTACTCCATAGAAGACCAGAACAGTACCATAACTCAGGCCAGAGAACTATTAACAGACGTAGATGAGAACAGCATAATATGCACAGTAGTGTCTAAGTTTGAAATATATGAAAATATGGTACTGACTGGATTTACTAATATCCTAAGAAACGGACCTCAAAGAGGAGGATACTGGGTAAGTCTTATTTTCCAAGAACAGTTAATAGCTTCAACAGTTACCAATCCTTTAGTAGTGGACGCTAAGAACTCCGAAGCAGTTGACAAGGTCTCAGATAAAGGAAAACAAGAACCTGTAGTTGTAGACAAGAACGATGCTTTCTACAGAGAAATGTTACAGCTCTGGGAAGAGAACCTGAAGCACTTAGATACTCTAGGCCAAGGAAACAAAGTTAGGAGTATTCAGAATGTTCTAGTTGACGAAACAAGAACTGCTAAAGAAGTAATTATAGAAAGGACTTACAAAGTCAGAGTAACTACAAACTCAGACCCTGTAGCTTCCAAACAATCAGCTAAAGACCTAATGTTGGGAATGATGCTGCAAGCAGTAACTAAAGCCGGAAAGATATAGGAGATAGCTATGGAAGAAACAGACAAATGGATAAGAGAGTATGAACTAGTATTCTCTAGTCCTAGTGAGAGGCTGGAAATAGCGTCCATAGATCAAAACCATCCTTTAGATATTGCATTCTCAGTAAAGTATGACCCCAAGAGCAATAGTCAAGGAACCATGTCCCTAGACATCTACGGACTTAGTGAGACCAACGTTTCTAAGGTTATGCAGACAGGAGTTAAGTGTTGGCTATCTGTAGGGTATAGAAACTCAGTACTAACAGAATTATTCGTGGGAGATGTCCGAGAAGGAAAAGTAATATCTGATGAAGGTAAACATGTTACTAAGCTAAAAATAATGTCCACCAGAACTGACATAAAGCCCATAGTAGCTACCCTGCCTTCTGGGGAAACTCACGAAGAAAGAATAACCAGAATGTTAGGACTAATGTTCAAAGCTCTTCCCTCTCTCCCCATAGATGCAGCACTTTCTGACCTCAAGAGTTTGGTAGAGGACGAGAACAACAGGACCAGTCTTATAGCTAAAGGACTACCGGACAGAGTAATACTCACAGACCCTGCCTTAGGTTCCCTGACCATTAACGACACTGGAATGGAGTCGTTACAGAAAATGTTGAATACCTTTAACATAAGAGCTATTACCCTACACGACTCCGTAAGACTAGTAAGAGACGGAGGAACAGTAAAGGGAATAAATGTTACTCAAGCCTCCCTCGGTGAGAACTTACTAAAGCCTCCCAGAAAAAGACTAAGTAACATGATAGTTCCGGCCAACAGTGCCAATAGTAAAACTCTCGTAGAACTTACTATGCTACTTGAACCAAAGATAACTATTAATTCTTCAGTAATATCTTCTCACATTAGAGTAGATGGAGGAGGAGTAGAAGAAGTAGCAACCTTAATAAAAGTAACTGAAGTATCCCACAAAGGAAGATACAGAGGTTCAGCTTGGCACACTCAGCTAGCAGGAACTTTGTCTGAAGACTATTTAGCAGTCGGTCCTATAGGAAGTGTGGCTTTGGACGTTCAAAAAATATACAAAGATCCTGACAAAAGCAAATCAGGAACTAAATTTCTACGTCCTTAAGGAGGAAATATGGAAGCGTCACAAATATGGTCAAGCCTACCTGCAGTCATAGAAGAATACGATCAGGCTCAGTGCAGGGCTACAGTAAGGTGTCTTATCAATATGAGATACATGGATGGATCGCAAATAACTTTCCCCTCTATAGAGAACGTCCCTATAATAACTCCAGCCACAGCTTTTGCTGGAATGAAGCTCCCAGTTAGAGCTGGGGACAAAGTAGTTCTCCACATTCAGGACAGAGACATACAGAGACTGTTATTTACCACCTCCACGGCAGGACTAGACGCTCCAGCTTCGACTGCCACAGATACTTCCAGATTACACGATCTAACAGACTGTGTAGCGTATACTGGCTTTGGTTCTTTTAATAGTGCTATACCTTCTGATCTGGATGTTTGGATATTCAACAACTACGAAGAAGATTCCTACAATCACATTAGATTGAAAGAGAACGGGGACATCGAGACAAGGACCCTGAAGGCCACCTCTACTTTAGGTAAGGAAGGAAGGATATCAGCAAGCAATACTAATTGCTCTCTAGTCATGGAAGACTCAGGAGAAACAGAACTTACAGCTTCTTCCTCCGTAAGGATAGTAACTCCTACCCTAGAGGTTGAGGGAAATGTTACCGTTTCTGGAACGATAGATTCTGTAGGAATAATAACCTCAGAACTCGACGTAGTTTCAGGAGTCATATCAGGAAGATTACATACCCACGCAGGAGACTCTGGTGGATCAACCGGAGCACCTAGATAAGGAGAAGATAATGGCAGATATACTACTGGACGAAACTACCGGAGATGTGGTGGTAGAGAATAACACTCTAAAAATCACACAGGAAGGAACGGAATCAATTTCCCAGAGACTAAAAATAAGACTCAGGTTCCTCTTCCGAGAATGGGTACTAGATCGGTCTAAAGGAACTAAGTGGTTCGAGATAGTACTTAAGAAAAATGCAAACAAATTTTCAGCAGATGCAGAGATAAGAAAGATAGTCTTAGGAACTCCTGAGATAAAATCAATAGAGAACTGGAATAGTTCCTTAGACTCCGCACTAAGAACATACGAATTAAAATTTGACGTTAGGACTACCGCAGGAGAGACAATCTCTTTCGGATTCCAAGACCTACTCAACTAAGGAGAAGCTATGTCATTAACAAACACAGGATACGAATCTCCGGACATTACAGAGCTAGTCGAAGGGATGTCCGAGAATGCAAGGGGACTATTCGGTCCTCTAATAGACACTTCCGCAGACTCAGCTCTGGGACACTTCATCGGAGTTAACGCTCTAGAGATAGTGAAAGTTTACGAAGACTTGCAAGAATTATATTCTAACTTAAATGCCAATACAGCAGAAGGCAGAATGTTAGAGAACATATCTCTCATGGGAGGTATAGTAAGAAAGAACAAAGCTTTCTCAACTGGTACAGTAGAATTCACAGGAACAGTTGGTACAGTAATTGCCAAGGACTTCAAGTTACAAGTAGAAGGAGACAGCTCTAGAGTATTCTTGGTAAGACAAGAAGTTACAGTCGGACCTTCAGGGATCGAAAGAGCTCAAGTCAAATCAGAAGAAGCCGGAGCTATAGCAGCCCCCGCAGGAACCCTGACCCAACAAGTAACAGAAATTGTAGGACTTACGGTAACCAATCCTACAGCAGTCAACCTAGGAACTGCAGATATTGAGTCTGAACCCGCTTTAAGGTCCAGACGAAACAATACTCTATCAGTGGGAGGAAATGGCACAGATGCAGCAGTGAGGGCTTCTCTTGAGCAAATAGACGGCGTAACTGCTGCTCGGGTAATATCAAATCCCACACACTTATATAAACCTAGAGGAGACGGAGTATATTTAAGGCCTCCTAACTCCATGGAATGTGTAGTTGAGGGAGGAGATGAGAACGAGATAATAGAAACAATAGCTCTTACCAAGGCAGCAAGCACAGACGCTTTCGGATTCTTAATGGCTATCTACCAAGACTTCATAGGCAACCAGCACCAGATAAGATTCTCCAGACCAGATGTAGTAGACATTGAAGTTGCAATGAGCTACAGGATTTACGACGAAGAGTTGTTCCCCTCGGACGGAGAAGCAAAACTAACTGAAGCAATAGTAAATTTTGCAAATGTAGAATATGTCTTAGGAAAAGATGCACTAGCAGACAGACTATACTCTCCTTGCTTTACAGTTACTGGAGTAGCTAATGTAGAGATAACTCTAACCTCTTCGGAAGTTAGTAATAATTTCGCAGGAGACATTGTTTTAGAAGAATTCCAGAAAGGTCGTATATTGGCGACAAACATAACACTAACCAGACTCACAACCCTATAAAGGACTTATTATGTCAGGACTATCAACATACTCAGAAGAAATTTTACTAGACGCACTATTAGCCTTAGCTCCAACATTCATTGCTTTGTTTACAGACGATCCTACAGACGCAAATACAGGGACTGAAGTTGCAGCCGCATCTTACATTAGAAAAGCAATTACTCTAGTAAGAACAGACAGTAGCCTAAACAACACAAACTCGGTATCTTTCGATGAGTCCACTGAGGCTTGGGGAACAGTTACCCATTGTGCTATATTTGACTCAGAGACTGGAGGCAACCAAATCATAAATGAAACATTGGTAAATACCAAGTCTATAGGGGTAGGAGAAACAATGACCTTCCCAATAGGATCACTACCTTTCACACTAGACTAGGAGTAAAAAATGGCCATTACAGTCAAAACTATACCGGACACAAATTATCTATTGCTAGACTCTGACGATGGCCTACTCTTAAGGTTCACCGCAGCCACAGCAATTAACGTAACTTGCCCTGACACCATCGTAGAAGGTTTCACATGTGAAGCCACACAAGCTGGTGCTGGTCAAGTTACTTTTATAAAAGGCGGGACTTCTACTTTTGTAGACATTAGAGAGCCCACCACCAGAAAGTTAGGAGCCCACATTGCAGTAACTCTAGACGAGCCAGCCGTGTACAAGTTCAACGGAGAGTTCTCTGTTGCTACTTTCCTTTCTCTGATAAACCAGAACGCAATAGCTGCTCCTGTAGTTACTGACGATAGCGACCTAGGATATTCCAATGGGTCTTTGTGGATATTTGGAACTAAAGTGTACGATTGTGTAGACGCTACTATTGGAGCTGCTGTATGGTTGGTAAGACCAACTGATATCCGCAACTTTGGTATTGACCCTCTTACCGATGCGACAAATATATCTTGGGACCTTGATGATGTTCAGGTCTCAGAGGTAACTCTGGAAGGTAACAGGATACTAGACAATCCTACCAATATGATAGCAGGCGAGACTTATGTATTAATGGTCGTTCAGGACGTTACAGGAACAAGAACCTTGACATATGGATCAGCCTACAAATGGTCTGGAGGTGTTGTCCCTGAGCTAACAGTTTCAGGCGATGCTTTGGACATCATAACGTTTATATCTGACGGAACAAACATGTTTGGAGTACACTCTCCTGACTTCCGCTAACCTCCAAGACAAATCCTATTCATTTATTAACATATGACTAGGTTTTGTATTTTCAAATACTTCTGACAGTTCCCAACAAATACACAAGGATAACTCATGTCAATAACAATTAAAGACATTACAACAGAAACTTACACCTTGCTAGTTGGAGACGACGGTCTCTTACTCAGGTTCAATTTCGCAACTGCAGTCACAGTAACATGTCCTGACACTCTAGTTCAGGGATTCCAATGCCAGTACACTCAGAACGGAGAAGGTCAGGTCACATTCGTAAAGGGAGGAACTTCTGCTTTCGTGGATGTCAGGATTCCCACTACCCGAGCTAAAGGTTCCTATGGAGCTGTTACTCTAGACGATGATGCAGTCTATAAGTTCAACGGAGAGTTCTCAGTTTCCAAAAATCTACACTTAAGCAATACCTCCGCTCTTGTAGCTCCGGTAAATACTGATGATTCTGCTCTTGGATATACAGTTGGTTCTGTTTGGGTCATGGACACGGGTCTTATTTACGACTGTGTGGATGATACTGTTCTAGCTGCTGTATGGAAGCTCAGAGTGTTTAGTGGAGAGGTAATCCTAGCACCCTTCATTGTAGAACCAGCTACCCCAACCTCTGGAGCACTCTTGTACGTAGACGTAGACGACAACGACCTGAAAGCAAAGATGAGCGATGGAACTATCGTAGTCTTAGCAGCAACTGTATAACTAACTAAAAGGAGACACCACCATGTCAGCAAATAACTATCCAGCTCTCTTTGAGGAAACTGTCCCAAGTGGTGTCTTTGAACTGGGGATGACTCCCGCTTCTTCTTCCCTTACAGGGTTCTTCTCAGTAGTAGCTCCCAGTGAACACTTCGATAATAGAGCTCCTTTATTTGAGGAGACTATTGAGGCAGGAGGAAGAGTAGCCTTACAGATTAACGGACTTGGAAGTCTTTCGGGAACTCCAGACTTGACTGGTAGAACTAATCTATACGCCAGTGCAGCAAGCTCCCTTACTTCAACTGGTATTGACGCTAAGAATAGTGTCAAGGCTGCAATAGCCGGACAGTCGAGTCTGGTAGGCCAAGTAAAAGGATTCGGAATATTCACCAATCTAAAGACTGCCAAGCTATCAGAATACACTATAGTAAGAGAGATTCAGGACCACACAGAACAGGCCAATGACAATCTCATAACTCAGTTCAAGGAATGTCCAAATACCTTAGACCTTCTAAGAACAGCTCTTATGGAAGTCGATAAGACCTCCGTGGACGTTAGACAGATTCAACAATTTGTAATCAATATAGAAGAAGCAGAAGGTTCCAACTTAGATTTGTTAGGAACTATCTTAGGAGCCGGAAGGTTAACTAGCCAAGACGACATCCAGTACAGAGCTGTTCTACTATCACAGATACAGATCATGACCTGTGACGGAACTCTTAATAAGATACTTTCAGCCTTACTAATGAGATACAATCATAACCTCAATAACAAGTCTAGAGATAAGGTATCTGTAAGAACCAGAACTCACAATGTGTTTGATGTGTACGTACACGACCACGAACAGATAACTGAGGGAGGAGGGGCTAGATTCATCCAGCAACTAACTCCTGCAGGTGCCCAGACTAGAATAATCACCAATAATATTCAGGACACTTCGGAAGGAGAATACTTCACACTTAACAATACGCTCGATGAGGGATTCGACTTCAAGACGTATGATTGGCCTCTAGCTAACGTATCTCCCATGCCTTCCACAGTTGAAGGATTCTTAGATATTGTAGGAACTACACTAACTTTAGGAAAGGTTCCTACTATAGAGGCTCTTCCAGTAGACTTGCAGGACAATATAGCAATAAGAGCTTTCGGCAGTTTCAGAATACTGAGGACAGGAACCTACACTTTTAAACTAAGTAGTAGAGACGGTTCTAGAATGTTCTTAAGCGGATCAGAGATAGTCGACAACGACGATGGTACTTTAGGTTCTTTGCAAGAAACAGAACAAGAACAGCTGCTAGAAGCTGGAGTGTACCCTCTAGAAATCCTGTTCATTCATCGTACAGGAATTGAAGAGCTTACTTTTCAGTACAAAGGACTAGACACAGAAGATGTATACTCTGACGTTCTTCCTTATAGCATAACAGGAGTATCCGGAACAGGTAGTGGTCTAGGTTTAGGAAGTTTAGACGATGAATCCTTAGCAGGAGGACTTGTTGGACAGTATAATCAAGACCCCAACGGAACTATCGGAACTCCCTTCGGACTAGAAGGATCTATTGGAACTCTAGGACTAAACGAAGGACAATTCTTGTCAGGAGTTATTACTACAAATCACGCTAATCCAGAAGTCTTGGAAGGCCCAATAACTCCAACTACCAATTCTCTAATCCCAGTACCAACTTTTACATAACACAAAAGGTTAACTTATGTCAAATACTTCACCAGTAGCATTAAATGATTTTCTTATTATCAACGAGGATTCCTCACAGAACGCAGTAGATCCTCGGGCAAATGATTTCATACTGCCATCAAACCCAGCTCTATATTACATTTCTTCCCTGCCTACTAACGGTACTCTGGAAGTATCCGTACAGTTGGGGGACGAGCTAATAGCTCCAGTTCTGGACACTCCTTACGACGGTCCTATGGTCTATACTCCAAACTCAGAGTTCGTAGGTTCAGATATCTTTACTTACTATGTTATAAACGATCTAGCAGAACAGAGTAACACAGGAGTGGTCACATTCACTGTAAGGTCACTTCGTCCTGATGGACCGACTGACTGGGCAACTAGTCTTCTGAACAACGGTCCTCTTAACGGCCCCAATAGAATTGATCCTACAGTAGACAGACAGCAGGCAGGCTGGGCTTGGGGAGACAGACCTGACTTCGAGACACTGAATGGTTGGATGTACAATATGTCCAACTTACTTAAGTGGTCTGCAGATTCTGTAGACAGACTAGATACTGACGTTACTAGTATTTCTTTCACCAATAACCAGACTTGGACAATAGGAGCCAACGACGCTACTGAGAAAACAATGTTCGCAGGGTCAACTCAGTTACTCAATCCTTATATATCTTTCAAGGCTGATGCTGAAGGAACTTTAAGATGGATAGCTTCAGATACAGGTAATCCCATTTCAACCTGCCGCCTGCCCGAACGGCTACGCCCAAGAGAGGATTCCGTTTGACATCGCGCGTGTAATGGGTGTATATCTGAAATGCGGC